ATTGCCCCTGGCGCGGTAGGCGTCGGAGTCCTTCTTCGCTCGCTTCTGCCGGTCGCCCTCCATCTGGTTGAACAGCTTGCGGTCCAGCGGCTGGGAGGTCGACCCCTTCTTCATGGCATCCTGGCCGAGGCGGTCTCCGCCGGGCAGGGCGCTGAGGAGGTTGGCGAACTTCTCGACACCAGGGCGGGGGGTCTCGAACGTCGGCTGCTGCAACAGCTCCGGGGGGTTCGGGTTGGCGAACCCTGCGGCCCCGAACTGCGGAGCGTTCCGATCCGCGCCGTACGTCATCTGAGCGATCGAGTCCCAGCTCTTGGCTGCCGGGCCGACGTTGCCAGAGAACGCGTTGCCTCCGGGGCTCTCGACGCCGAGCGGAGACTGGCGGGCGCCGCCCTGACGCTGCTGCGCCTCATAGGCGTCCAGCATGTCGCGCATCCCGCCGAGGTCCTGCTTGTTGTCGAGCAGCTCCTTGTGGGCCGTGTCGTAGTTGCCGATGGCGTCGCCGTAGTTCTGCGCCCACCCTTCGACATCGACTGGGGCGATGGCCCCCGCGTACTTCTGGTCCTCGTAGCTGTCGGTGGGGAACGGCAGGCCGCGGTCCATGTACCACTGAGCTGCCGCCGACCACGTCTCCTCCGGCGGGCGCTCGTAGGTGATGCCAGTCGACTCGTCGGTGTATCCGCCCTTCGGGTCCTTGGCCATGCCGAGGGCGAGCTGATCGGCGAACTCGTAGACCCGGCCCACGTCGTACTGCTGGGCGAACTCCTGCTCGGGCGTCAGTTCGGGGGCGCTGGACGAACGGGGGGCACCGCTCGGCGCCTCCAGGTTCGGGGGCAGGAGCTGACGGACCTGATCGCGGTACGCACGGCCTTCCTCATCGCCCTCGAAGTCCTCGTCGGGCTTCATCGCCAGGGTGATCAGGGTCTGCACCGCCGTCGAAGGGTCGCTGCCAGCGGCTATCTCCTGAGCGATCAGCGCCTCGAACCCCGGTCGCTCGGAGTTGGCGTAGTAGTCGAGCTGACCCTGACCAGGCGACTGCAACGTGTCTCCGCCGTACTTCATCATCGGGGTGAAGGCATCGACGCCGTACGAGCCGGGGCCACCGAAGGCCGCGGTGACGTTGTCGACCATCATCTGGTTGTAGTCCTGGCGCAGGTTCGCCTGCTTGGCTGCGACCTCGACGTCGTACGGCTCGACCTCGCCGTACTTGTTCATCTGGGGTGGCATGTACTGGCTGCTCGCCAGGTCGTACTGGGTCTGGTTGAGACTCGGTCCGCCACCGAGGCCGAGCGCGGCCAGCTCCTCCTCGCTCATCGACATGAGCATCTCGTACAGCTCCTCCGGGTCCATCAGCCACCGCCCCCTGCGAACAGGTTGGCGATCGCGGGCGGGAGCTGCACCCCGGAGCCCATGCTCGGGATGAAGCCGAGCAGCGCCTGGACCATGTCAGACGTCCAGCCGTTCTGGGTCGTGGTGTTGGTGTCACTGACCTGATTGCCGCGCTGCCAGTTGGCGATCGCGTCCTGGTACGCCCGGTCCTGACCCTGCTGCCAATCCTGGCGAGCCCAGTCCTCGGTGCGGGTGTTGTAGTCGCGCTGCGCTGCGCCCTGCTGCATGTCGATCCCGGTGCTGCCGCGCAGTCCTTCGGCGCGGAGACGGTTGAGGGTGTCCTGGCGGGAGATGTCGGCGTTGGCCAGCCGGCCCTGCTGCATCGAGTCCTCGTTGGCTACGCCGCTGCGCCACAGGTTGGCGAACGCCTGGTTGGAGCCAGCCTGCTCGCCTTGCGCGGCGCCGGCGACCGAGGGGTCGACGCCCTGCTGCTGGAGGAACCGCTGCATCGCCTGCTGGTCCATGCCGGACTGGCCTCCCTGGGGGAGCTGAGCGAAGGCGTTCTGGTAGTTGCTCGACAGGGTGGACTTGAGCTGATCGAACGCGGTGTTCGCGGTCCCGGCGTCCTGGGCGACAGCCTGGCCGAGACGGCCGCGCAGGGTGTCGTACATCGAGGCGTCGAACGCCTTCGGGGTGTACGTCCCCATCGTTGGCGACTGGAACGTGTTGGCGGTCAGCTGCTGGGGCTGGCGACCGAACATCTGCCCGATCATGTTGACCTGTTCCTGGGTGAGGCCACCGCCGCCGCCACCACCGCCGCCGCCGCCACCGCCACCGGAGCGGCGGCTGCCCGACGACGAGGAGGCGCTGAACATGGGGCCGCTGCCCGGCCCGGAGCCGAGGACGGAGCCGCCGTTGCGCGCCTCCAGCCCCTCCCTCGCTGCGGTGTAGGAGTTCGTGATCGGACCCCAGCTCGCCGTGTCCCGGCGGTACTCGGGGCTGTCGCGGTAGGAGAGGATCGACCGCCGCTCCGGTGAGGACGAGACGCGCTGTCCGCTGGAGGTGCGGGAACCTGCGGCGGGGTTGCGCCCGTCGTCGCTTGCGTAACTGGGCATTAGTACCCTCCGAGCATCGGTCGTAGTGCTTCGATTGCGAGCGCCGAGTTGGCGATGTCTTCCTGCCGTTGGCGCTCGATGGCGGCGAGGGAATCGTTGAGGTTGGCGTCCATCAAGGCGTCGTTCCGATCGAAGTTGCCCAGCTCGGCCTGGAGGTCGGTCTGGCCACGTGTGTAGTCGCGAGCGTAGTCACCGAGGTAGTTGCTGTACGCCCGCTGGCGTACGCCGGAGCTGGCGTTGGGGCCGGCCAGTCCACGCTGGCCGAACTGCGCGCCGAACTTCGGCAGGGACCGGTTGAAGCTCTGCGACATGTCGCCGAGCGAACGTTCGCCACGCTGCTTCGAGATGAAGCGCCCGTAGGTGTTCGCCGCCTTGTCGGTGTTGTACCGGTACTGCGCGTCGGACGCCTGCTGGGCATACGCCCCGGAGTTGTACCCAGCGGGCATTTCAGAGGACCCTGACGATGATGTTCACGCACGAGACGGGGGGGATGTTGGCGTTGACCGGGGACACCCCGCCCCATGCGTTGCTCGACTTGCCGGCGTGCGCCATCGCTGGCACGCCGTGGCGGTGCCCTCGGTTGTTGTTGTCGGAGGTGTTGTCGTTGGGGCCGTCTGTCCTGATGTCGTGGACGTGGTTGGCGGCAGCCTGGAAGGTGGCGAAGTTGATGCCGCCGGTCCCCTCGGTGAGACCGCCGAGCCCAGTGCCACCGTTGTAGAGGATCGTCGACGGGTCCCCGAAGTTGTGGGCGTGGGCGCCGGCGCCGCCTGTCGAGCCACCGTGGGTGTGGTTCTTCATCGTGTGGGTGTGGGGATGTTCCTCGTCGCCGGACCAGACGGTCGGGTGGGTGTGGTCGATCGAGTGGTCGTGCTCGGGGATGATCGCGTCCTTGTTGCCCCCGGTGTAGCCGAGCACCGTGCCGAAGGCGCCGCCGGGGGTGATCGGCATGGTGCCGGGGTAGTACGGCAGCTTGAAGTTCGCTCCCACCCCGCCCCAGGCGTAGCCGTAGACGGCGAACAGGTCGGGGTAGGTGGCGGTGGCGACGGTCGCGTTGTTGGCGATCGCCCAGCGTCCACCGGGCGGGGCGCTGGAGCCAGGCCACATCATCATGATCCCGATGGGCATCAGCTGGTTGAGGAACTGGAGCGCCACGGCGTCCAGGGCTGAGACCGGGTCTCCCACCAGCTTGAGCTGCGCCGTCATGGCGACCACGCCGTCTCGGCGGATCACTTCCTGGTTGACGTGCTGCTCGATGCGGTTGAAGTTCGCTTCGAGCGGGTTGGCGTTCGCTGGCGTTGCGTTCGCCAGGTCGTATTGGAGGTCCAAATCGGCCATTACCTGAATCTCCTCATCACGTACTTCGCCACCACGGCGTCGACTCCCCACTTCCGGCGGTCGGTGTTGGGGGAGACACGGACTCTGAGCTGGACCGCCCGAGCCAGCCCCATTGAACCACCTCGGATGATGTTGGCCCCGGCTCTCTGTGCGCCCCAGTCGGCGCCGCGACCGGAGGCGTCGGCCTTCCCACCCTCGGACCAGTCGAATCCGCCCTCGTCGGCGTCTTCGTATCCGCCCTCGGTCCAGAAGGCTCCGCCCTGGGCGAGCACTCGCAGCGTGCGGCTGCGGTGGACGGTCGACTCGTCGTAGTCGCGGTACGACTCGACGATCAGGTCGGTGTCCTGGCTCACCTGTCGGCACACGAACGTCGGGCGTCGCCACGACTTCTTGCGGTCAGGCCAGTCGGCGTGCAGCCAGCGGGTGCGGTAGTAGGAGTCGAAGCGCTGACCCTGGATGCCGCCGGTCACCGCGAACCCGAAGCCGTCCCCGGTGACGAGCATCTCTCCTGCCCCGGTGCCGATGGCATCCTCGGGGAGGATGTCGTCGTAGCCGTCGTCGATGTAGTCGAGGGTCACCATCGCTGCGGTCAGCGGAGACCACATCGCCGTGAGCGGGTACTTGGCGGTGGAGTCCGACCCGTCGAGCACAGTGGACACCGCTCCGTACGCCGAGTTGTAGAGCACCCAGGCGCCGTCGCCGACCACCGGGTCGAACACGAAGCACGACGAGACGTCTGCCGCTGAGCCGCCGGCGCGGGTCCAGGGCACCGCGACCCAGAGCCGCTGGCCAGCCCAGGAGACGAACACGTGGTCGTAGGCGAACACCTGCTCCATCGCCGGGCGCAGCTTCTCGCTGAGCAGGACGGGGTCGCCGCCGGTGTAGGCGTAGATGCCGCCACGGTTCGCCGAGGAGAAGAAGTAGACCGCCGCCTCGCTGCGCGTGGTGCAGGTGGTGGTGGGAGCGCCGACGTTGCCGGGCACCTCGACCAGCTGCCACGAGTCCTCGTCGTAGCCGTAGAGAGCCCACATGCTGTTCGTCTTGAAGATCAGCAGGTGGTCCTGGAAGGACGTGATCCCGGTGATCTTGCCGCCACCGCCACGGATGTCGATGAAGTCGGTCTCGCGCCAGGAGTCCGGCCGGTCGGGGTGCGACCACCTGATCCGGCTGTTGTAGGCGACGGCTGTTTCCTCGGTGCTGGCGACGAACATGTACCCGGCGTGGGACTCGATGTACTCAGCCTTGGGCAGCACGCCGGGGAGCGGAGCGTCCACCTCCGACCAGTCGTCGGAGTCGGAGGCGAGGAGGGAGGGGGCGGCGTCACCGATGCGCCGGTAGGTGGGCTGGGTGCGACCGCTGACGATGTAGATGTCGTCGCCCCATGCGGCGAAGTCAGCGCCGTGCGGCGTGGCAGCCGGCTCGGGGCCGACCAGGGGGGCGAACACCTTGTCGGTCCCGGCGGCGAAGATGACGTCGTCGTTGACGACGTAGATGCGCTGCTCTCCACCGGACAGCGTGTGAGCGAAGGCGTTGCGCGGCTTCCACTCGACTTCGTCTTCGGTGTCGATGATCTCCTCGTCGTTCCACCGCTGCCAGCCGCGGCGCGTGTAGAACCCGCCGCGAGGGTCGATGTCGACGTTGAGTAGGTCGGGGGACTCATCCTCTGCGAGCTGGAACGTCGAGGCGCGCAGGTTGAGCCCTCCGACGAACGAGGTCAGGTTCAGGGGTTCGAGCCGGTTGACCATCAGGTAGGCGGCACGATCACGAACGAGGGAGCACCACCGAACGACTGCCCGGCGTTCATCACGAGCGGGCGGTGGTGCAGGGGCTGACGGATCGACTTGAGCTGCTGGACGAGGTCCCGGCTCCAGCGGTTCATGTACGCCGCTTCGAGCACCTCGTCCTCCTGCTGGGCGTAGGCGAGGGCGATGGCGAAGTAGGCGAGCGTGACGTGCAGGCGCGGGTCGAGGTCCGGGACGTCAGAGGCACCGTTGGTCCACACCGGCTGGCTGTAGCCACGGATGATCATGTTGTACTCGACGTCGGTGTCGACGTTCGGCCACAGCTGGAGCTGCCGCGCCCACACCGACACGTAGATCGGGGTGCCGATGTGGACCGAGGTGTTGCCGGTGAGGAAGATGTCCTCGGCTGTCTCCTGGGTGATGACCGCCAGGCGGTAGCCGTTCGACGCGGAGACGATGGAGATGATGGAGGGGAGGTTGCAGTCGGCGGGGAGGATCGTCGAGTCCTCGCCTTCCAGCTTGGTCAGCTCCCACGTCTTCTCGTTGCGGGGCCAGTCGTTCGAGAACGCCATCGTCCTGTCGAACGCTTCCTGGAGGTAGATGTTGAGGAGCGAGTTGGGCAGCTCCTCCTCGTCGACGTCGAGCTGAGCCCGGACGTACGAGCGCAGCCCGTCGACGTCCACTCAGACCTCCTGGGCCTTCGCTGCCGCCTTCGAGTGGCCACCGCAGAGCAGCGTGGTCGGCGAGGCGAAGCCCTTGCATGGCTCCTTGCCGGTGCCGAGATTGCCGATGCACTGGGGGCGGACGTGGCCTTCCTCGGCCTGCTGGGCGAGCAGCTTCTTCTTGCGGGAGAGGCTGGGGTCGACGTACTCCTCGGTCGACCACAGGCCCGCCTGCTGGATGTTCGGGTCGCTGCCGAACTGGTGGTTGGCGGTGAGGGCGACGCGATCACCGAAGGCGAAGGCGGCTGGCCTCACGTCGGGGTTGTCGCCGGCGACGCTGGTGGGCCGGACGTAGGAGAACTGGTCAGGCACTGTGCCTCCTCAGCTGAGAGCGGATATGGCGGTCCCCCGGCGAGCATTTCTCCAGAGAAATGCTCGCCGGGGAAGGGTCAGCTGAACGTGCCGTTGGTGATCTTGAAGTTGCGGCGGCGCTCGCGGCAGGTGGTGTTGAGGTACGTGGTGATGAACGACACCCGAGCGTCGATCGCGTTGGCAGCGGGGGCCGCGGCGGTGGCGCTGTTGGCGTTCGACCGAGCCGTCGAGGCGGTGGAGCCCGACAGGTTGGCGGTGAACGGCGACTGCTTGAAGTTGCGGTCGCTGTGGATCGTGAGGCCGACCGTCTTCGAGTTGAGGCCGAGGGCGGTGCCGGCCGGAGCCGAGGGGTCGTAGAACATCGGGACGTTCTTGAACATCAGGTTCTGGAAGCCGAGGTTGGCCTTCGACGTGTCGGTGTAGCGCACCTGCGGGGTGAGCGACGCCTCGTACGCCGAGTACCAGCCGACGCCTGCGAAGATCGCGTCGACGTGGTTCGAGCCGCCCATCGCCGTCAGGTTGTACATGTGGCGGAGCACGCGCTCCACCTCAGCACCGTCGTACGGGTCGGTGAGCGTGGCGCCGGGGACCGTGATCGCCACGCCCTCGGAGTCGACACCCGTGTTGGTGTCGGTCCCTC